TAGTGGTTTAACTACTGGAAGATATAACACTATAAGCGTTACTGCAAATAATCAAAACTCTTTTACTTTTAGTGCGGAACTATAATATGTATAAACTTCTTAAAGGATTTAATAACGAATTAGCACCTTGTGTTACTAAACTATCAGATGGAGCATCTATCCCATTTGACCCAGCTAACACAGACTACCAAGCCTACCTAAAATGGGTAAGCGAAGGCAACACACCTTTACCAGCAGAGGAATAACATGGTTAAGCATGACGTAGAATCAAGGCTAAGCACACACGAGGAAGTATGTGCTATTCGTTATGAGCAAATCAATGCTAGACTTAAACGCTTAGAGCAGATCCTTCTTGCTACAGCTGGCTTCGTTATTGTATTCTTGCTTAGTCAAAGTTATGCTCATGCTGATACAACAACGATCAACAACAAAGGGATGCCAGTGCCTAGTGCTATGGCCCCATCCATGTCTGGCTTCTCTAATGACATGTGTAAGTCTGGTGTATCTGGTGGTGCTAACACAGGCATGTTCTCTATCAGTGGTGGTGCTACTATCACAGATGAAAACTGTGAGCGTATCAAATTAGCTAAGACACTTAACGACTTAGGTTTAAAGGTAGCAGCAGTATCAGTATTGTGTCAAGACAATCGTGTGTGGGAAGCTATGGAAATGTCTGGCTCACCTTGCCCTATTGGTGGTTCACTAGGTTACACAGCTAAACGTGCATGGCATGAGAGAGATCCAAAACGATTTGAGAAACTATATGGTCCTACCTATACGCTCCCTCTTATTCCTAATACTCCTGTGGAGTAACCCACTCTATGCATGGTATTGCACATATGTTCCAACAACTCAAGGCTGGGTTAGTAACTTACAGTGCCATGGCATTGACGATGCTACAGCGCTTGCTACAGCATGGTGTCCGTATAGGCCAGATGATCCTATCTGCGCTCCATACATTCAGCCAGTCTGCACAGATACAGTGGAGTATCAATCGCTTAGTTGCCCTCTACCACACTATAGTGGCGTGGTTAATCAGAGTCGTTCCTATGCTTGCAGCTCAAGCACTTGGACTTCTTGGACAACTACGTCAGATAATTGCACACAAGATCCGCCAACTTGTTTTGAAACTACAGAACAAAGGACACTAGCATGCGAAGCTGGATACACTGGATCAATACTAGAGCAAAGAACTTCGACATGCTCAGATCCATACTCGACTCCAGCGTTTGGTTCTTGGATTCAAGTTACCAACAGTTGTGTCAAGTCGATGGACAATCCAACGAATCCAATCAGTCCGACAAGTCCACTCAGTGTGACAAGCCCATTGAATCCCATCAATGCACCAGTCATACCAATAGAACCTGTAATTGTGCCAATGGATTTTGCGCAGACTCAGATGCCAGAGGTGACTACTTCGGTGCGTCAAGAAACCAAGACGGAAGTCAAGACAGAAAGCAGACAAGAATCACAGCCCGCATCGAGAACAACCGCAAGTACAGAAGCGAAGCTAGACCCAAAACAAGAGCTTCCGAAATCAAAGGAACTCGTGCCTGGGTTTGGGATTGTTATGAGTATGCAAATGCTAACACAAGCATACACGATACAGAATCAACAGATCATAGAAGCAATCAACATGGAGCAAGAGAATGACTACGCAAGAGAACAAGAAGTATACCTTAAACTTATCCTCGCAGATGATCTTGGGGATAATCTTATCAGTGCTAGTTCCTACCAGTGGAGCAGTCTACTACGGGATAACCCTATTCAACGATTTGACTTCGACAATTGAAGAAGTAAAGAAAATGAGTAATGTTGAAACACGCATTACATTAGTAGAAGATAGAGTTAAAGCTGCTGACAATCGTATGATTGAATTAGCTATGTCTAACAACAGAGCGTATGAGAAAGCATCAGAAGCTTTTGCTACATCTAAAGAAACAGCAGCCATCATTAAAGGATCACAAAGAGAGATTGATGTATCTCTTAGCGCAGTGCGTGAGGAGATGAAAGCATTACGCAAATCAACGATCAATCCATTGGCCAAGTAATGAAGCTACTTACCAAACAAAACTTGCGTAAGATGTATGCTTGTTTTGTTGGGCTTCCTCCGTTCAATGGCTACAAGATGCCAGCACCGCACAAGGTAAACTTCAGTATCATCAATACTAAAGGTGAGGTGCTTGGATACTTTCTTACAGAGCCTACTAGAATACAAATAGATATCTCTAATGATACATACTTAAAGATATCTGAAACACTCATGCATGAGATGATCCATTGTATGCTTTGGTATCATGGACACAATGACTTTGATGCACATGAAAAGAAGTTTAACAAATATGTTAATATCATCTGTGATTTATACAAATTTAATAGAGAGGAATTTTAGGAATGTTTAGCATCATCAGCGGAATTTTAGGGTTTGCCACTAGTGGACTCCCGAGTTTATTAGGATTTTTTCAGCAAAAAGGTGACCAAGCACATGAACGTGAGATGGCTAAGTTACAGAACGAACAAGCTATGCGTATGGCAGAGAAAGGTTTTGTATCTCAAGAGAAGATTGCTGCTATTGAATTAGAAGGAACGTACGCAGAAACGTACGCTCAAGAACGTGAAGCATTATATGCACATGACACTAAGCTTGTAGAAGGTGCATCACAATGGGTCAAGACTCTTAATGCTTGTGTCAGACCATTCGTTGCATTTACTTTTGTAGGCTTACTTGTATTCGTTGATGTAGCTGGCTTCATATGGGCAGTTAAATCTACTGGTGGATTCACACCAGAATCTATGGATGCTATATTCTCTAGCGATGAGATGAGCATTGTAGCTTCTATCATTGGATTCTACTTTGGCTCTCGCACATGGGAAAAGAAACGTGAAAGTATCTAAGCGTGGTATCGAACTTATTAAACATTTTGAAGGTGTGCGTAGTCGGCCCTATCGTTGTGCTGCAAACCTGTATACTGTGGGTGTTGGTCACCTTATCGGCGATGGCAAACATTTGCCTGATTCTTGGAACAGAACTTTTACGCAAGAAGAAATAGATGGACTTCTTAAATCAGACCTCAATCGTTTCGAGTTGGGAGTATCTAAGATGCTACCTAACGTGCGCCTTAGACAATGTGAATTCGATTGCTTGGTTTCTTTTGCCTTCAATCTTGGCTTGGGTACATTTCAAAGATCAACACTCCGTCAAGCGTTGCTTCGTGGCGATAAAGAAGCGGCTATTGAATCGCTCCTAAAGTATTGTCGTGCTGGTGGTCGTGTGCTTAAAGGACTTCAACTAAGACGTGAAGCAGAAGCTAAGATGTTTAAGTCAGGCTATTGATTTAACAAACTAACTGTGCTATCTTTCAGATACCTAATTTATAGGAGCTGTAATGGCACAAGCATACAAGTCCGTATTAGTAATCAGTGATCTCCATATACCTTATCACCACCCAGATGCATTCAACTTTCTTAAAGCGCTCAAGACAAAATACAAACCCGATCTCGTTATTAATATTGGTGACGAGCTTGATATGCATGCGATGTCTATGCATGATAGCGATCCAGATCTATTCTCTGCTGGCCATGAGTTGGCAGCGTCTATTGCATACATTCAAACACTAGAAAAGATATTCCCTAAGATGAAGATTGTGCATAGCAATCACTCATCCATGTTATACAGACGTGCATTAAAGCATGGTGTACCTAAAGGTTACCTTAAACATTACAATGATTTCTTAGGCGTTGGTAAAGGCTGGGAATGGGAAGAAGATATTACCATTAACTTATCAGATGGATCACGCTGCTTCTTTACCCATGGATTATCTGCTGATGTACTCAAGGTAGCTATGCAATACGGAATGAATACAGTGCAAGGCCATTACCATACCAAGTTTAGTATCGGTTACTATAGCAATCCTGATGCATTAGTATGGGGTATGCAAGTCGGATCTCTTATCAATCAGAAGTCCATGGCATTTAACTATGCTAAGAACTTCAAGACTCGATTCATTGTTGGATGTGGAATGATACTGAATGGACAACCCAAACTAATGCCAATGGTTCTTAACACAAATGGTAAATGGAATGGTAAAATTGTTTAGTGGAAAACCCTACCTCAGAACAACTAGATATCCTAGACAAACTTATTGGTCGTAAGATTTGGGATATTGAAATCATTGAAGAAGAACCTCTCGCAATCATTAGAATTTTTTTCAATGAAAACGAGGATGATTACATAGAGATCAATGCTGAATACATGCAAATGTTGTACATTTCCCCTAAACCTCAAGCTTTACACTAAAACTAGGTAGGCTAAGGTATCACCTACCTAGAGATCGTGCGTTATAGAGCGATTGTGTAGGTTCTATATACATATCAATCACTTAGGTAAGTTCCATGTAGATTCTAAATCTATAATGTCTTTAAATGGAACTAAAGTAATGGCATCAAGTCTATTCTCTCTTTGGTAAATGCAATATACATCTTTCCCCTTGCGGTATTTATTCTCATACAATTTTTTTGAGACTAAATCATACAGCTCAACTCGATTTGCACATACCCAAGTTTTTTGCCGTTCAAATACAATGTAATCTGCCTTACCTTTTATCCATCCATCTTTGCCATGGACATTCTTTCCTTCTACCCAAGTGATATCATCCTGAAAACTAGAATCATTCCTGTTAAGTTTCTTGTATCCTTTGACATCAAACTTTAATACTTCATCGCCTATCCAATCAAGTATGCCTTGCACATCCCAATGTTCTATCATGTCTTGTTCTTGAGTAGCCCAAGTGACGTTGGCTAAATACTCTTTGGCAAATGCTTCTTCTACTTTCTTCCCTTCTTCAAGGTAAGACATTAGAATTTCCTTTGCTCAAAGCATTCAAGGTGACTAGACACAAACATATTCTTCTTTACTTCCTCAAATAGTTTGCCATCAATACACTTTAGATCCTTGTCTGCAAAACTTCTTGGCTTAATCTGATTAATGTTTACCTCAACACTAACAAATAGCATCATAAAGATACACACCATACACAATAAAGTTAATAACTTTTCTTTGCCTGTCATCATAATGTCCCTTCAAACTTATAACTACCTATATGACCTAACTTTGCCCATGGTGCAGCCCATACTTTAATCCCATTCAGTCTTGCTAATCTACAGAAGTGATAGTCCTCTGATAATAATCTATTTGAGTCTGGCTCAATCGATGTAGCAAAGTATTCTGTAACAATTTCTTGCTGGCCTGGCAGCATGTCATTGGTATAGGTAGGGCAATGTGGTTTAAGTAAATCAAATACACTACGCTTGATAAGCATAAAGCCTGTGCCACCATTAAATATTTCTATAGGTTCTGTCATTGAATGCAATGGCGTATCAATATAGTTAAGCTTATTAATAACAAGATCACCCGTAGCATACTTTAGATCTTCCCCTTGAATACCACGCGCTACTGCATCGCCAATCTTTTCCCATGCAATACGTTTCTTAGGATACACACCACAGATAATATCTTTATCTGCATCAATCATAGATACAATATCTTCTGCATGATAACTAATGTCAGCATCAATGAATAGTAAGTGAGTGCAATCTGTTTGATAGAACATCTTAACCAATCCATTCCTAGCTCTTGTAATTAAGGATTCGTTATAAAGAAATTGCCAGTTATAACCTATCCCTCTATCTAAGAATAGCTTTGTTGCATTGATGTGGCCAATCGCATTCTCTCCTGTACATACACCACCATACATTGGAATGCCTATAAATATATTACTCATCGTATCGTTCGCCTATCCCATGATCGTGTTTAAAATCTTTGATGTCATTATCATCCTCAGTTGGATCTTCGTATAACTTTTGCAATCCTTTGAGTGGCTTCTTAACTTTCTTAGGCTCTAACTCGTCATCCATAATATTCTCCTAATAAAATATATGATTGTTAATAATGGTTCTTGGCTTCATACCCCATTGATTATCCATCTTAACATTATGAAAGTAACTAGCTCCCTTGCTACTGTCTTTGATTTTTTGTTGGATAATTTTTTGGGATAATTCTATAAATGGTTTGAGTGTTTCATAAGGCGGGACATGCTTTGTCTTTTTAGTCCATTCAAACTGGTGTGGCTTGAAAGTCTCCGAACATATATTCTTTTGGTCAAAGTCAGCTCTCCGATAAAGCACATACCCCACTGCCACTTGGCCAGAGATAGGTTCACCTCTGGCTTCATGGAACATGGTCAAACTCATACACATGACTGCTGCAATATCTAACATAAAGTCTCCTTCATTAGGTAGCTTTCATGGTTTTACTGATTAGTTTGTCTTGCAAAAAGTGCATAATTTGCGTAACAAGTAATCTTGCTTGTCATAGATAAGGACTAACACCATGTGGACAACTCCAGCAGCTACTGAAATGCGCTTTGGCTTCGAAGTTACAATGTACGTAATGAATAAATAAGCCAAGCATACAATGATAAGGCAATGCCTACGGAGATCTTTGTTGCTCTCCATATGCGTTGCCTTTTCTCTTTGGGTGACTCCATTGTCACCTCGTATTCATAGCCATTAAGCTCTTTAAATGATCGTGGATAACGCCATTCAAAAGCATTGAAGTCTGTCTTAATTGGTTTCATTTGATTGTCCTTTCACTGTGTTGATGCGTGTGGCTTGTTTGCCTATGTATTGCATCTTAACTGTTATGGGTAAGCGATTTAGTGTTGGCTGATTAGCGTCTACTAATGCTTTAAGTTTCGATATCTTATCCTCTGGGTTTAAGCTAGAATTAACTAGCTGTTCAGACATTTGATCGAATTTTGCTTGCCATGTCAATACATCCGATACCTCTATTGGGTCTTTATTAGGAATATAGAAGGTATATTCCTTAGTTTGTGGCTTTTTTACAACACTGCCAGCTCTTTCTGTAGCTAGATTACCATCATCATCCTCTGGCGCAATACCACAGGCCGCCATTAAACTACCTCTACGACAGTAAGTAAGCGATGCCATAACGCCATGCGGATCTATCTTAGATGCTGGTATGTGTAAGATGCCACCACTTAAAGTCTCACCTGACTCATGGATAAATACAGTTTCTACCTTGACACCATCATCACAATCATGTGTCTTTTGTATAAGACCAATGCCATTGTTATGTAATGCATCAATCACAGCCTCAATACAGCCTTCTAAGTTTACATACTTACTTCTAAAGTGTGGATTGGTAGCTGTCTTAATTGCTGGAGCGAACTCCTTTTGTGCTTTAATAAATGCTGCTGATATAGTTTTCATACTTTTCTCCTGTTGTTGTAATTCATTCATAACTTCTGTTTCAAAACGATCTTGGTCATTATCTACCATGCTGCTCTCCTACCATCAATCTTGTACATGTCCATGGCTCGGTTAAGTACCATAGCATCTCTGCTATACCTAGCACCTGACTGATCGTGATCGTGGCATCTTTTAGCGTGTAACTTAATACGCCATTTCTTACGGATCTGAAAATGAGTTAATCTTTTAATCATATACGATCCTTGATTGAAAGTTTAGACTGACGAATGACGTACGCTTCTTTAGCTGGCACAGTTTTTGCTGGCTGTGCTTTGTAAGAACGCATAGGCCATGAGATTTTGTAACGACCCGCATTACATACTTCGTGATCCCTCATATGCTCCATGATGTTGATTTGCAAGCGATCAATCTGTGCTTCTAACTCCGCGATTTGCTCACGAATTGTGATGATCTTCTCAGCTTGGATCTCAACTTCTGGTAACTCAATCGTACTCTTTTCAGCACGATCAAACACACGACTGGCTTCAAAAGAGTTTTGTAAGTCATACCATTCAATCTCTTGATTAGTTTTATACTTATTCAAACGCTCTTGAAAGTCCTCGACAGCATTGTGAATCATGTTGATGTGATCTTCATTAATGGGATATAAAAAGATGCGTAATGTTGTACCCTTGTATAACACACAAAGAGCGCCCCATGATGCTTTCATAATATCCATTTGACCTTGAAGCTGGATCACACCACGATATGGCGCTGGCTCATTCTCGACTTCTTGAGCAGTAAGCTTGGCTTCTAAAATACCATAACCATCAAGCTTAATTGAATCATGCCCCATGACATAAATACCTTTGTCAATGTCAGTGTAGATTGTTGTGCCATTGCCAGACGCTGTGCCATCAAGGCTTGTAGCCAATGGTATGTCAGGATGAAAGTATGGTTTATCATGGGCTAGATCATCAATATCAACGCCAAGCCTTTTACAGCTTTCGGATAATATTAACTTCTCTGTAAGGTTTCCCCATAACATAGGCTCTTGCTCTGTAAACTCATTAGCCTCTCCGTTAAGTGCATTAATTGAATACTTCAATTCATCATTAGGCGTTCGAAACTTACTGAAACCTAATAATGCTGGAAGCCTTGAGCATGACATCATGTCATCGGGCGTGACTTTTCCTACCATTTTATGTTTTCCTTGTCTTTGATATTGTTGAGATAATAAGATACGTTAGGCGCTGTCCACGTGCTTCCTGAGTACGTTTTAACGCCTAGTTCATTGAGCTTCTTTGCGATGTTGCGACATGATGCTCGGCCACAATTTTCCATGGCCAAGTCAAACATAGGTTTGATCTTTAATGCGTAGGCTATCTTAACTTTGGCTTGTGCTTGACCGCCTTTGACAGCTATGACTCTCATCATCTCTCTAGGTGCGCCAAGTTTAACGCCTCTTGCTTTGGCGGCCATTAACGCATTGCGCGTATTGATTGAGATTTGTCGCCTTGTTTCTTCATTTAATACAGCTCGAATATGTAATTCAAAAATACTAGCTTCGGGCGTTTCCGCTATGGTAAGCGGCACCTTCTTTTCCAATAGGCTACTCATCAATGCAACGGATCGAGTAAGTCTACATTGCTTAGCAACAAGTAAACGAGAGCCATTCTCAATTTCCAATAATGCCAACGCCTTGAGCAGCTCAGGCCTATCATTATGAGAGCCGCTCTCGATGTCGGTATATTCTGAGATGATTTCAGCGTTGATGCTGCGGGCGTAGGCGTAGCAAATAGTTCTTTGAGCTTCCAAACCTAGCCCGCTCTCGCCTTGCTTATCAGTTGAAACGCGATAATAAGCTATAAATTTCATATATAACCTTTCATGGTTTAATTAATCATTTTTAAAGAATGCATTGCAAGCCATTGCCTTAATAATCAATGGTTCGCTTTCAATAAGTTCTTTTGTGCTTCCGTATTCAATCTCACTATCATCAATTTGATTAATGATGTACCAGACATCAACATCGCTATAATATTGAATTGTTTTTGTAGACCTACAAAACGGATTAAGCCTTAAAAAAAACTCATTGTATGGGCTATCATCGCAATGCTGCTTTAATACTTCAACGCTATTAATTGCTATCATGTTATTAACCTTTCATGGTTTATTGGCCAAAATTAGCCCATAAGGGCGCTATTTAAACGCCCTTAAAGATAACTTTAGAATGCTAGTAATAGAATGAGCCAACAATAAAAACTTATTAACCCTAAAGCTAAATAACAAAAGTTCTTTAATAAATTAGTCATGATTAGCCCCTTAATTTAAACGTAATTGATGCGCTATATTCTCAATTTCAGAATATGGGATTGAATGACAGCCAACAGTTAAAATGCCATTTTCAAATCTATTAACTGAATAATTGCCTAAATGAATAGAATGATGATCTTTGACATATGAAACGCCCTTTTCATGCCATGACTTAATCAAGCCCCAAAACTTAACAGCATGATCGAGGGGAATGCGAGCGCCTTTTGTGGTTTCAATTTGATCTTCTTTAATTCTTAATGCTGTAATCTCAAAACGATTGCGCACATCTTCACCCTTGCGCCAATTAATAAGCGCTTCCGCTTGCTCTTTAATTCTTTCAGCGCGTCTGATTTTCTCAAGGGCTTTTGCTTCCTTGTCAGCTTTAATGGCTAGCTCTTGAAGATCATCAATATCGGGGCATGAGTAGAAAAGGC